CCTTTGTCAAAGCAGAGAAGCTCAACTTCACATTGAAGAACGATCCAGCACCACGGGTCATCCAACCCCGTGATCCACGTTACAATGTGATGGTGGGGCGTTATCTGCGGCCATTGGAGCATAGACTTTATGATGCGATCGATAAATTATTCGAAGCACCCACCATTATGAGTAGTTATAACTCTTTCTCATCTGCTAAAATTCTTCGACAGAAATGGGATGAGTTTACCAACCCTGTTTGCATTGGTTTAGATGCCAGTAGATTTGACCAGCATGTTTCTGTTGAAGCCTTATTATTTGAGCACGGGTTGTACAATTTAGTTTGTAGATCACGTGAGCTTAAACAGTTACTGAGGCTTCAACTGCATAATTATGGCACTGCATCTACGAGCACTGGTTGGTTTAACTACGATAAAGTAGGATCTCGAATGTCTGGTGACATGAACACTAGCATGGGCAATAAATTACTTATGTGTTTAATGGCTAAGTCTTACATAGACACCAAGATATTCAAAATCCGCTTTGCAAATAATGGTGACGATTGCCTCCTCTTCCTTGATAGGAAATACTTGAAGCAGCTTAAAGACCTTGAATCATTCTTTGCTGACTTTGGGTTCAACATCAAACGAGAAGCACCCGTATCTGAGTTCGAACAGGTTGAGTTTTGTCAGACCAAACCTGTGTTCTGTAATGGGACGTGGCGTATGGTCAGGAATGTCAAAACTGCACTTACTAAGGATGTTACGTGTGTTAATCTCGGTCATGATGTTGAAAGGTATCGCATGCGGCTGCGTGAGATTTCCGAATGCGGGCTTGCCTATAACAAAGATGTGCCTGTGTTTGGACCATTTTACCGCATGTTACAACGTTTTGGTCTGGAAGGTAAACATGGACAATTTGACAGTGAGTATGTATCCCATGTGACAATGAGTAAGGGAGCTCACTGCAAGTATGATACACCAGACGATTACGCTAGATACTCCTTCTGGTTGGGGACTGGCATTAGTCCTGACGAGCAGCTGGCTATTGAGAATTATTTCGACTGCTCAGTCTGGGGTGGTGATAATCGCCAAATTATCGACATTGATTTAAACGCACTCATAAATGGCTCGAAGACGAGGGATACGCCTTCGCCGTAAGGTGAAGGTACGACGACATGCCAATCCGATGGCGATGTCTGTGCCACGGCCTCGCATGCGGATGTCATTCGATGGGACCTTTCTTAACGGCAATATTTACGTCGATGCTTCGGTCACGGCTGCGAACATAGGGGGTGATTTTCAACAGATTGGGACAGATTCTAATTTCTCCCCAGTCCGTAATCTTAATGCTTTTGTTCGCCAGTTCCGTGAATATAGGTACACTAAAATAACCTGCCATTGGCTGCCCAAGGTTGCCCCTGGGGTGGCAGATGGTG